CTTGAGGTAGCGCGGGTCTTCGCCCTCCTGCATGGCGCGCGCGAAGCGTGGCAGGAAGCCGGCGGCGCTGTCGATGTTAAAGCGCGCCAAGGCGGCCGGGTCGTTCTTGAATAGGGTGGCGGCGTCCGCCTCGGAGGTGGTCAGGCCGAGGGCGCTGCCTGCCTCGTTGAGGAGGGTTGCGCCGACGCCGAGGGTGGTCAGCGCGCCGGATTTCAGGCTGGCCCCGACGTAGGTGCGGCCGAGGTGCTCGAGGGCACTCAGCCCGGAGGTGTCGTTCTGCGCGATCTTGGCAAAGTCTGGGTTCAACAGCATCTGGCGCAGGACCGGGGAGGACCGTGACTGTTGCTGAATTTCATTGAACTTGGCCATGGCCTCGGCCTCGCCCTCGTTCGTCTCGATGGCAGTCCCGGGCAGGCCGGTGACCTGCGACAGGTACTTCACGCGGGCGGCCCGCTCCGGTGTTGTCTGGCCGGCGACGCTGAGGCTCGAGCGTAGCCGCCCCTCTTCCTCGTCTTGGGCAATGAGCTTGTCGGTGAAGGACGTATCCGGGGCTGGTGTTGGTGCCTCTGAGGCGTTCAGCTTATCGAGAAAACTAGCCATGGGTCGTGTCCTTAATTGTTTGCTTTGTGCCAGCGGCGAACGACGGATGCCGTGTCGTAGGGTTGTCCTGTGCTGCGGAGGCGTTCTTGCGTCTGCGCGAATTCATTCGCCGGGATAGAGCCAACTGGTATCTGGATTGTAGTCATCTGGCCGGGCTTGCCGGGCACTTGGACGCCTACCGTTGAGGTGAGCCGCTGCGAGTCTGGGATGTCGAGCTCGTACTTCTCGCTGCCCCAGTAGCCGGGCTCAAAAACCTTGCCGGTGATGACCCGTTTGATTTCTGCGTTCTTCTCCTCGCGGGTGAGCTCCCGCCCCTTCGACTGCTGCAGGACGCCGATGGAGGTTTCCACCTCATCGCGGGCGCGGACGACACGGGCCACCTCGTCGGCGTTCTTGTGGTTCGGCTTCGGGTCCTTGCCGGTGCTGGCGTAGGCGTTATTGAAAGCGTCATTGTCCAAGTTTGCGTTGGTCAATGCTGCTTGGTTTTTGGTGAAGGAGGTGTAGCGGGTGAGGAGCTTATCCACGTTGGCCGCGCCGATGGTTGGCATCAGTTGGGTGATCTTGTCGGGGGTCAAGCGGACAAGGTTCTGCGGCTGGGCGTACTCCAGCATGGTAGGGGCCATCTTGCGCTCTTGGCGCTGCTCGGCACGAATCACGTCCTCCTCCCCTTGGATGCTGAGGGTGCGGGAGCGCTGGGAGTGCTTGAAGTTGAGGTCGGTGATGTGCTCGCTCATGGCCACTTGTGTCGTCGGCGACATGGCCGACCACTCGGGGGTGCGCTTCATGTCGGCGAGGCTCATGTTCTTCACCCGCATGGCGTCTACCGCCTTGAGGGAGGAGGCCTCTACCTTGCTGACTTCGCCAGCGTGGAGGGCGGCCTGCCGGTCCAGCTCCGCGCGGAAGGACTTCAACGCGTCAGGGTTATCCGCAAAGCGGATGACGCCCAAGGCGTCGGCTGCCGACTGCGGGAAGGGGTCGGTCGCCTTCTTGCCAGCCATCAGGGTGGCGATGTCTTCGCGGGCGGAGCCACCGCCGATCTGGTCGGCCACGCCGGCTTTGAGCTTGGTCTCGATCTCGTCGTACTTGCGGGGGTCGATGCTGCCGCTTAGGACAGCCTTCTCGTAGAAGGCCTTGGCCATCAGGGGGCCGTTCGGCATGGCGAAGAGGTTGTTGAAAACCCCCATGCTCATCTCCGAGACGGCCCCCGCAGTTTTCTCGGCCAACACTTCGGGGCTCCAGCGGGTCTTGCCGTACTGGCCGAGGGCGGCTTTGATGTTGTTGGTTTGGAGGGTGATGTTCTCGGGGGTCGGGATTGCCGCCGCGAGCTTTGCCGAGGACAGGACGTTTGCGTCTGTCTTTTGGGAGAGGTCGACCTCGAGTTGCTGGCCCTCAAACTTTGAGAAGTGGTCCAAGCTGGCGATGGACTGGGTCCGCATCGCTTGGCCAAACATGCGCTGCGCCTGTGGGTTTGCCATGTTCGAGCGGGTGTCCTCCTCCTGCTTCGCCCACCAGTCCTTGGCCTTCTGCGCGATGCCCTGCGCCCCTGCCCCTTGGTAGTTGGTCATGGCGTCGGCGGACCACTGGACGTAGGCCTCCTTGGTCTTGGCTTCGGCCTCGAACACTTGGCGGGTGACATCGCGGTCGTTGATGTTGTCGAGGGTGCTGCTGAGGCCGAAGCGGCTGTTGATTGCCTCCCCGGTCTTGCCGATCTCTTTTGCCTGAATGTTGCCGAAGCTATCCGCCGTGGCTTGGTCGAAGCTAAGCCCCCGGCTCTGGACCTGTGGGCCGTCGTATGTGGGTACTGTCGCCATGGTTTATTTGCCGCCGTATTTGTACCAGCGGTCGGCTACCGTGCCGCTGGAGGTTAGGAGACTGCCCGCGCCCGACATCATCGGGCTGTAGCTGTCTGCCTGAATCTGGGACATGGTCGCTCGGCTGCCGTAGCCGGCGGCTTCGCGCCGAGCGTTGTTGGCTGCAGTCTCTTGGTCTGCGTTGCCGTAGTAGTCGGTCTGGTCGAGCAGGGCTGCTGGGGAGCCGTAGGAAAGGTCAAGCCCATTGGCGGCCATGTTGGCGGCCTGAGACCCGCGCAGGGCTGCCTGTTTGCGGCCGATGGCCTGCTGGTCTAGGTCACCACGGTCGAGGGCGTCTTGCCCTTGGAGCTTGGCGAGCTTGGCGTTGTAGTCGGCGGCCTTCTGTGCAGACTCGCTCTGCTGGTAGGCACCGTATGCAGACATGCCCGCGCCTGCGGCGGAGGCGTACATCGCGGCTGTTTGGGTTGCGGTCATTGCGGTCGAAGCCGCAGCGCCAGTGGTTGCTGCTGTGGTCGCGGCTGCGGTGGTTCCGGCTGCGACACTGCCCGCTGCAACAGTTGTGGTGCCTGCGGCTGCGGTGCCACCCATGCCGGCAAGGGCTGTGCCCCCGGTGAAGTACACCGCAGCCGCGACGGCGGCGACGGTCAGAACGGTTTTATTGCACATGGTGTCTGCCTTTCAATTCGGAACGGGTGGAACGGGAGGCCCAGCGCCCCGTAGGGTTCAGGCTCGCTTAGCTCAAAGCCAATTCGTTGGAGCCACGCAACACTTCTGGTGTTGCGGGCGTCGACGAAGTTCTCAAGCGAGCGGTACTCGCTCAACATGGCCTGAGTGTAGGCGTTGGCGCATTCGATAAACGCCCGCCGGTAGCGGTTGGCGCTGGGGGTGGCCAGCATCCATGGGCATCCGGTGTTGTATAAAAACGACAGTGTTGAAACCCCCACCAGTGCGGCGGGCTCCCCGTAGGCCGTCACCCCCATCACCACCGAGTCGGACCCGGCGATGCTGAGCTTGATGGCGTCGTGGTAGCGGGCGTTGCCGAAGGTGGCGAAGGCCTCCTCCCGGTCAGGGGTTCGGAGGTTGGCCGCGATGTAGGCGATGCCCTCCTCCGTGGGTTCGGTGAACTCGTATCTGGCGTTCTTCAGGTGGGGTAGGGTCCAGTTAGCCACCGAGGGACACCTTCACCGTGATCGCCGAGACGGTGAGGGGCGTTGGGTCGGCGCTCTGTATCCAAAGTTGGGCATCCGGCCCCCAATCTGGTTGGATGAGAGAGTCAAGGATTTCAGAACGAAGGCGAGGAGGAGTGTCGTAATTTTCATTGGTGCGTGGAGGGATGGTGGAAAGACGATCGCTGGTCGGGCCGACCCTGACTATACCGGTGCGGTTGACCCGCAGGTAGGCGTAGTCAATGCTCTTGAATGTGCCCTGTCCACCCGCCTGCTGGCCTTCGATCGCCATCGGCAGGGTCTGGATGTCTGCCGTAAACGGGAGGCCAATCTGTACCTTGCTCGCCGCCGTCGGGAGGGTGACCGAGCCGTTGAGCACGGTCAGGCCGCTGACCACTGCGCCGTCGGCCAGTGCCACCACGCTCTTGCCCTCCAGCCATGTGAGGCCGTAGAGAATCTGGGTGGGCACGCCACTGTAGGTGCCGCCGCAGTCGACATAGAAGGCGTCCCCTTGGGTCGCAAACTGGCGGGTCGACATCCGCTCGATGAAGCGATAGGGGTAGCCCATGATGGTCCGCTGCACCAGAACGTAGAGCACGTCCTCGTTGTTTTCGGCGACCGCGCACACGCTCTTGAATTTGCCATCCGTGTGGTGCTGGTGCCACCCGTAGACCTGCTGCTCCGGCACATAGGACATGCCCAAAATCGCGCCGTCCGAGCGCACGAACCATGCGATCTGATCGGGCGAGCGGGTGTAGGCGGAGTCGGTCAGGGTGAAGCCGTTAAAGAGGTGCGGGGCCATCACCGAGCGGTCGTCGGAGGCGTACACCTGCGACTGCCACGAGAAGGAAAGGTCACGAACCCTGCGGCCGTTGGCCTCGACGTAGAGGCAGGAGGTGCCGGTCAAGGTTGGGTGGACGTTGTTGCTGCCGTAGTAGCTCTGGGTCCGCACCGACAGCGTGGCCGGGGCCAGCGCTTGTCCGTTGGTGGAGGAGATTTTCCACGCACCGCCGACGGTCAGCGCGATCAAGTCATTCAGTGGCACCAAGTGCTTGATGGCGTTCTGCTGCTGGGCCTTGATCGTGAAGCTGAGCGCATCCGCTGAGTTGCTGGGTAGCGACGCATTCAGGTTCGACTCGGTGCCGGATTTGGTGCCGTAGATCGTCTGCGGGTTGTTCTGGGTGCCGCCGAACATGCGGCGCTGCTCATAGTAGCCAACAGCCCCGGGGTAGTTCCCCTCCGTGTCGAGCCGGATGGTCGTGGCCGGGGGATTGCGGGAGTAGTCGGCGGTGATGTTGTCGTCAGTGAAGCTCAGCCCGGAGGTCTCACCCACGAAGCCGTAGAGTCGGCCCGAATCGTTCATCGCCTTGTAGAGGCGGTAGGTTGGTGGGCCGTCCGTAAGCGTGACAGCCGCCCAGCTCACCACGTTGCGGGAGCCCTGCAGCGTCAGGTCGTTGGAGGTCGCCACAAAGGCGGAGGCGAGGGATTCCTGCACCCCGTCGGCGGTGACTGTGCAGACCTTGTAGTACATGTTCCGGGCGTAGGCAGTTCCTGCCCCTGTGGTGGATGCGACCGTCGGGGTGTTCGGTGCGGTGGGGGACGCCCCCAGCCCCGGCTGCACAAGGGTCCAGTTGGTGGCCCCCAAGCGGCGGAGTTCCTTGGTTGGGTAGCCCGGGTGGCTCAGGGTCACCACGTCACTCGACTGTGTGTAGTTCAGGTCGAAGAGGTCCGCCCCCGAGTAGGGTGTGGTCACTTGGTAGGGCACCCCGGCCGACAGGAGGGTGGCTCCGAGGGTGTGGAAGCGGATGTAGAGGTGGCCGAACTCGAGCACCATCGTCTGGGTTGCGTTGTAGGCGAACGGGATGAGACGCACGGCGCGGGTTGAGTCCCCGGCGGCATTGACGAACGCGAAGCCCGGGCGTTTGGTGACTGGCCCGTGGGGAAGGACCATGGCGTTGCTGCTCAGGGCCAGCCCCGTTTGGAACTTGATGTTGTCCAAGCGGCCATACATTTCGGGGGTGATCTCACCGCCGGCGAAGGATCGGGTGAGGGTCTTAATCAATGGCATAGCCAGCCTCCGGGTAGATCATTGCGTTGACACCGCTGGTGGCGGACACTTGACCGCCCCGTGCGGCCACCATCGAGGGAACGTAGGTGTCGTTGCGCCATGCGCGGTTTGCGTCGAAGGCTCCGCCCTCCTTGGCCTTCTTGCCTGCGACCCCGTGGAGGGTGGCGGCGGCGTTGCTGCCGGACTCGCCCCGCAGGAGAGGACCGGCCAAGTAGGCGGCCAGCTTATAGGAGAGGCTGGTGGTGAAGCCCGGCGAGAAGCGGGTCGGGTCCTCCACTGGGCGGGTGTAGACGAGGGTAGCGAATTCAGTGTTGGTCAGGATGACGTCGCCCTCCATGTCGAAGGCGTTGCTGTCATCCTCGTGATTGCTGGAGTTGCCGGTCAGCACACGGCGGGGCACCATGCAGTCGGCGGGGCGCGCGTAGGCATAGCGCCAGACGCTGCTCGGGTTGACCCCCAAGAGCGCGAGCACCACCCGCGAGCGGGCGAAGGTCCAGTCCGACATCTCTAGGATTTCGTCCCGGGCGATTGGGTAGAAGCGGGCGCAGTAGTCGGCCTCAACCGAACCGTCGACCGGTGAGATTGAGACAACCTGTGCGCGGTTGCCGAGGTGGGCTAGGCCCAGATTACAGATGTCGACGGTCGATGCCATTCTTAACTCCTAATAAAAAAAAGGCCGAAGTTTCCCTCGGCCTTTTCGGATCGCTATGGGCCGAGGCTTACGCGAGTTCTTGTTCGCTTTGAGCGGTCGTGGCCTTCTTCGAGCTAGTGGCTGGGCGGGAAGCAATCAAGTTGCCCGCCTCATCGCATTTAGCCAGATTGCTGCCGGGGGACATGCCCCCCTTAGTTGGGTCGTCATTGATCTCAATGACCTTGTCAACTTCGACGAGGGCCTGACCGATGAAAGAGGTTTCAAGTACTTTGTAGTAAGCCATGGTTGTTCCAGTTAGATGACGGAGAAGCCGCCGGGATAGATTTTGTTGCCGTCTTGGATGGCCTCAACGATGTCGGTCGTGACCGTGCCAGCGCTGTTGGTGCCTACGACAGTGTAGCGAGCGCCAATATAGCGCTTGCCGATGCTGCCTACCAGTGGGCTCAGGGCCAACGCGATAGTCTTGGCTGCCGTCAGTGTTGCGGTCAGCAACGCACCAGTGGAACCGATGACGGTGACGTTGCTGGTCAAAGCTGCGTCATCCGCTACAACGATTTCAAAGGCTGTCGATGTGCCGCCAGCGAAGGCTGCGCCGATAGCGAAGTTGGCGTACAGGGGTTTGCCTTCGCCGATGTCGCGGGCCTGTGACAGGTCAGCCTTGTCGACAGAGACTGCCGTAACGGTGACCGCTTGGGCGTTAGAAAAACGCAAGAGTTTGTCGGTGATCATGGGTGTGTCCTTTCAGAATAATGGGGGCTTGTGGCAGCAGGTAGGGGCCGAAGCCCCTAGCCTACTTACACCACACGGGCTTCCGTGTTCAACAGTTGGTCGACCTTGCGCAGCGGTACACCCAAGAAGTCAGTCCACTTGGTGGCTTGACCGAATTGGTTGATCGCGTCGCGGATCGAGATCGCGTTCTGGCTCTTGTTCAGAGCTTGGACGCGCAACATGCTGAAGACTGTACGGTTCATGTAGAAGGCAGCACGACCCATTGACAGGTTCGGGATGCGGTCCAGTGAACGGCTCAGCAATTTCACCAAGTCGGCAGCACCGGTTTCAGTCGTCAAGTTGGCGACGTTGATGTTGGCGATACGCACAACATAGCGCCAGTCTTTTACGACCAGACCGTTCTTCCACTGGTACAGGGTACGCAGTGCTTGGTAGTAGTTGCCGTCAGCATCTGGCACCGACTCTTCGCCCAAGTCCTTGTGCTGCAAGCCAGCTTGCGAGCCTTTAGGGAAAGGACAGAACACCGTGTTCGCACCCCACACCACCAAGTAGATGGATGTGTTGTTCGAGCTCGTGCCACCAGCGTCGATGATGTTCTGCGCGTTGCCGGCAGCCAAGGAACCGTAGCGAGTCGCCAAGCCAAGGTAGGTCTTTGGGTCTGTGGCTGGGTTGCCATAGAACATCGTCATCGACTGCAACTGGTTCATCGACTCGATGAAGGCGCTGTCTTCAGACAAACGGAAGGCGGCAGTGTTGCCGTTCAGCTTGGCCAATTCAACGTCGATGTGGCTGCGGGCTTCCATCATGCCGCAGGCTTCATCGACCTGTGCAGTTGTGGATTTGCTCGTCGGCACGCCGGCGTTCAGTGTGCGCCAGTAAACCGTTGGCAAGCCAGTGCGGATTACAACGCGGTGACCTGTAGGCAGGTTACCTTCCTGAAAGACTGCGTCTTCAAGGATTTCGTTGGTCTGAGACAAGAGCTCAGCGACAGCGGGGACTTGACCGTTAGGGTCAAGGCGTTTGGCCCAGTCGGCCAAGGTCAATTGACCAGTAGAGAGAGTTGCCATTTAGTAGTTCCTTTCAGTTCATATTGGGATAAAGTCGTTTTTCCATTGACGTTTCCGGGGTCGGGGCTCGAGAGCCTGACCGCACGAAGGTGCCTTCAGAAACAGCCTTACCAGCATTGAAAGCGAACCGAACAAGCTCAGGGTGGTTGCCCAACCCGCTACTGTTCAGCAACGCCTTCAGCTCGGGTGAGCCAAAGGTGTCGATGGCCTTGCGCGCAACTGCCATATTGGGTTCGAGGTTATCGCCACCGAACTCCTTGTCAGTCTTGCACTGGTCAGCCCAACCCTTCACCGTCGTAGCGTGCGTCTCCGCTTGCTTCTGCTGCATTTTTACTGCGACATCGGCTACACGTTGAGCGTCCGCTTGGGACAGCTTCAGTTCCTTGGCGATCGCGCTGAACTCGGTGGCCGCAGGGCCGTCGAGCTCAACGCCTTCAGGCATCGCAAACTCGTAGGACTCAGGGGCGGCTGGCGTCTCGCCTGCCTTTGCTGGGTCCGCTGAGCCGGGCTGGCCGTTGGCTGCTACACCGTCCACGCTTGCGGCGGGGGCTGGTGAGGCGGCTGGCGTACCAGTTGCGTTGCCTTCAGTTGGTGGCACAGTTCCGAGAACTGTGCTGGCGGGTGACGCGGCGGCGGGGTTGGGTGTACCGGCTCCGGGTTGCGCTGTATCTGTCATTGTTTGGTCCTTTGCTCAGAGAGCATCGTTACATAGGCGTCGGTGCAGTGCTCAACGATCTGTGCTTGGAGCACGAGACCCATGTTGCGCTGCCCTTCGTTGAAGGCCATGACGCTGCCCGAGTTGCTGAAGCTAGTCCGGTTCACACCGGCCTTGTCCAGCAGCCACCAACTAATGCGGCGACCTCGCGGGGAGCTCATGAGCCACTTGATGTCTTCGATCAGGGTGCGGCGTGCGTTCTCGGCTTGGAGCGCGAGCGCGGCGACCTCTGCTTCGTTTTCATCGTGTGTGTAAGTGGCCATGGGGAGAATGGTATTCGGCGATCAGGGTCTTATCCGCACGCCTTAGCCCGGCGAGGATGGATACATGGCCGATGCGTTCACTGAGGAGGCCGGTGAGACCTCCATGTCGGTGAGCTGGATCGTCATGTCTGGGCCGGGGGCTTCCCCTTCCTCACCCACATCGACGCTGAGGCGGGAGATCACGCCGTAGGCGGTAATCTTTACGCGCTGGCCGATGGCGAGCTTGTCAGCACCGAGGGCGGTGACCTGCTCCTCCTCGAGTGAGATTTGGGTGCCGTAGCCGTAGCTGGCTTCGCTGGATGCGCCGAGCATCGAATCGTCGTCGCTGCCGGCTGGAAGTTTTAAGCTGATCATTGTCCTACCTCGGTTGCTGGTGTGCCATATCCGCTGAACATCCCCATGACGTCCTGCATCTTGGCCGGGTCGACGGTGGATACGGTCGATGCCGTCTCCGCCATCTGTTGGGCTTCGGCCATCGCCTGTGCGGCTTGGGCCTTCTTCGCGCGCTCGCCGCGCATTGCTGCCACGGCGTCGTCGGAGCGGGTGACCTTCGGCGTGAGGCCGAGTCCGTCCGTGTACTCGTCGATGATCTGGTCGGTGTCGAGCTTGTCCCATACGGTTGGGTCCTGCTTGGCCCCAGCCAATGCGCCAACGGTGGCGATGATGCGGTCGTAGGAGGAGAGGCCAACGGCGCGCTGTGCTTGAGCCAGCGTCGAGATGTAGGTGACCTTCAGCTCCATGCCCTGCATCGCCTGCGGCGGTGGCGGAAGCGCACCTGCGGCGGCCAGCATCTCGAAGGTCGAGTCGATCAGTGGGTCCAGCAGCTCATTGTGCAAGCGCTCGAGCACTGGGCCAAGCATCAGCAGCTTCTCTTCGTGGCGCTCGGCAACCTCGGTGGCGGTGGTGCCACTGCGGGTGTCGTTTGCCAACATGAGGAACAGGTCCTCGTAGAAGTGGCCTTTGATGCGGGAGCGCACGTCGATGATGGATTCGCGCAGGGCACCGAGGTCGATCTTGACGTCGAACATGGTACGGATGGCGTTCTCGGAGCCGACGCTGTCCACGTACTGGACGCCGCCGGGCAGACGGTTGACGCCTGCTTCCTTCAGGGTGGCCGGCACCTGCAGCGGTGGGTTGGTCTGGTAGTCGATCGCCTGCCCCTTGCGGAGCTGTTCGTGCTGAAGCTGGCGGATGTCGGGCAAGGCATCGTGGCCGGGGCCTGTGCCGTAGACGTCGTTGCCTGTCACGGTCCAGCGCGCTGCCAGCACCGGGAAGTTCTTGAAGCCTGACTCGACCAACATCTTGTTCGGGTCGACCTGACCACCCACCTCGTAGTAGCAGCTCTTGAACTTCATGTTCAAGGCGTCCTTCTTCGTGGTGTCGCGGTTGGTGCGGGGCTCGACGGCGTGCTGCACCACGACCCACTGGTCGTAGTTGCCCCGGTCGTAGAGTTGCTGGGTGGCGAGGCTTGCGTTGTCGTAGCCGAACTGGCTGATGATCTGGCCCACCGTCATGTTGAACTCGCGGTAGAGCGTGTCCACAATGCCCTTGTGGTTCGTAGCCAAGCAGTACTCGCCAACGGTCAAGGGGAAGTGGTGGACGATCGTGTCGTAGTCCTGCATGAGCACCGAGCAGCTCGTGCCGAAGGCCCCGAGCTCGGTGTAGATTTGGTGCAGTGCCCGGTAGGTGTTGGAGCTGGAGAAGACGTCACGCATCTGCTCGGTCACGGCCTGCAGCCACTCCTTCACTTCCTGCTTCTCCATCAAGGCTTTGTCGCCAAGGGTTAGCCGGAACCATGGGCGGGCGGGGCTGGTCATGCCGGCCATGAGACCAGCGGCCAACACGTTGAGCGAGCGTTTGCTGGTGGTGTCGTAAATCTTCTTGTTGCGTTGGACCTTGTGGCCCTTGTTCGCTTCGGCGTAGAAGAAGCGGCCCGACATCGGGGCCACATAGTCGATCAGGTCAAGGTAGTCGGTCAACCAAGTCGCCCGCTCAGCGCGCAGCATCGACCAGCGCTTCATGTAGCGCTGCTTGTTGGTCAACGCATTGGCGTCGGGCTGGTCTGCCATGGGTTATGAGCCCAACAGGGTAGAGCGACCGAGCGACAGCGAGGAGTTCTCGACGCCGGAGACGCCGGTCAGCATGGTGCCGCCTGCTGCGCCGCCGTTCTGGGCGGCATTCTTGCGGGCGTCGCTCACCTGACCGCCGGGGGTCTGGGCGGTTTGCTCAGCCATCTTGGCGTCTTGGGGTTTGACTGGGTCTGGAATTGACGGGGTAGATGTCAAGCACATGGGGGCGGCTCCTGTAAGTTGGAGCCATTGTCAGCGCTACGCCCGGGCTTAAACGCCCGGGGCTAGAAGCTGGCCAGTGGGTCGTAGTCCAAGGTGGCCGAGTTGTCGGCCCTCTGCGCCTTCTTGATGACGTCGATCTTGGGCGTATCCATGCGGGCCAGTATCAGGGCGGAGGCGCAGTCTGGGCTGCGGCCAATCCGCTCCTTGATCTCGTCGCGGCTCTCGACCTGCACCTTCATGCCAGCCATCGACCACTTCGGCGCGGCCAAGTCGGCTAACAGCTCAGGGTCTAGCGGCAGGCAGATGCCGGTGTCGTTGACCGGGTCGAGCTCCTCCCGCAGCTTCCACCACACCTCGGAGCGGAGGTTGAAGAAGCGGAGCTTGCCGGAGCGGTCTGAGCTGACACTCTTCTCGGCCACGTTCACGCCGATGACCTGCTGCTTGGCAATGCGCAATAGGTCATAGGGTGATGCACCAACGCCAATGACATCGAGGTGGATCGGTGCCGAGTCCCGCCGGTGGGCAATGACCTGACCGACCAACGTCTGGCCGTCGGGCGTGGCCGTGCCGGGGAGCTTGACGAGTTTGTCGTACCAGTTCCCGACGTGACGCTTGGCGATGACGGAGGCGTCGCGGCCGCCACGGGCAACGTCCACCCCCATGCTGACCATCTCGCCCTTGGGGGAGCGGTCCGTCCATCTGGCCATGGCGATCTCGATCCATGCGGTCGGGACCACCTGCCAGATGTCGTCCTCCATGCCGGCCTCGAAGTCGCCGTACAGCATCTGACTGCGCAGGGGTTCGGGCAGGGCTTGGAGCACCGACAGATAGCCCGAGCCCATGAGGTAGGGGTTGTCCGAGATGCGGGACGGGATGAAGGTGCGTGACTGCGGTGTCACGATGTCTTGTGGCAGGTAGTCGTCCGCGTTGAACTCGAAGCATGGCTGGCCACCGATGATGACAAAGGGGCTGGCGTCATCGACCCAGATGTCGCGGCTGACGCCATTCTCGCCGGGCACCACGCCAACGAAGCGGAGCTCGCCGGGCAGGGCACGCTTGCCAGCGTAGCGCTTGTCGATCCAAGGCGCGAAGAACTGAATGATCCATCGGCCCTCTGCACTGGTCGGAGGGTTGAAGGTCAGCAGCGTCTGGCAGTGCTGGCCGGGCGTGGTTGTGCGGTTCCAGCCCATGAGGAAGCGGACCTGAATCTCAGCGAAGTTGGCTGCCTCATCGAAGCACAGGAAGGAGTGGGGGCGGCCTTGGTACTTCTTCTCGTCGCCGATGTTGGGGGTGGAGCCGAACTCTACCTGCCGGGTGGGCAGCCGCATGATCTTGTCTTGGCCGTTGTAGCCGTCGCGGCTGCCGGCCATGTTCAACACCTCGTCGATGATGGCGGTGAGCTCGGTGCCGTTGCGCCGGAGGATCATCGACTTGTCGAACTGGGTGAGGGCCTTGCCCGCAGCCAAGAAGGACTTGCCCCCACCCGCTGCCCCGCCGAAGCCGACGACATCGGCCTTGGAGTTATAGGCCATGAGCTGGGGGCCGGGGAGTGGACTGAATGGTCTGGACGCGATGTCCGAGGCCACGATCTGGTTGACCTCGGCCTGCTCCTCTGCGGTGAGGTAGGGCAGCAGCGCCTGAATCTGTTTCGGCGTCATGAGCGGCCACCCATGGCGAGGTAGACCCAAACAATCACCCACAAAACCGCCATGAGGGCGGCGATGGCCTTGTCCTCGGCGCTCATGCTAGGTCGCTCAGGTCTTCAGGCTCACTGCCCCTGTCCCTGCGGGACGTGGCCAAGGCGAAGAGGGCTGCCAGTCGGGCAGCCTTCTGGGTCTCGTCGACCACAGCCAGTGCGCCACCGTCTGCACCGGTGAGCTCCTGCTTGTCGCCGTAGATGCCTCGGCGGCGTCCCTTCAGGTAGAACTGGAGGAGCTGGTCGCTGTGCTTGCGGATGGTGATGGGTATCTTGTTTCCGGCTGGGTCCAGCGCGTAGCGGACCTTGGCGTGGCCGTCTTCGTCTTGGTACTGCTCAAGCTCGAAGCTGATCTGGCCCTGATGGGTCAGGGGCTCGGTGTAGCCTGTAACAGCGCGCCGGTAGCCCTCGGCCTCGGCCTTGTCGATACCGGCCTCAAGGGCCTCATTCCACGCAGCCTCGAAGGCTTTGTCAGTGCGCCTCTCGTTGTAGGCCGAGACCCGCGAGATGCCCGCCGCCGTGCAGGCGGTCGAGACCACGGGCAGGTCGGCTAGGGCAGTGAGGAAGATGGCCTTCCAGTTGTAGTGAATGTTTTCGGACATGGTGCATTGTCTCCAGTGGTTGACGGATTAAACGCCCGGGGGCTTGGTGGGGTAGCGGTAGCTGTCTGGGGTCTGGGCCCTGATGCGGCCGGTGCAGATGTCTCGCACCGTGGACTTGCTGATGGTGACGCCGTCGTCCCACTTGGCTGCGATGGCACCGTAGGAGAGGCCAGCCTCACGCAGCTCGAAGATGGTGTCGACCTCTGCGTCGGTGAGCTTGGCCCGGTGGTGGGATTCTCCGACCCGTTTGCCGAAGGCGTTTATTGCGACCATGTGCTTCATATCTTGGAAACCCCTCTTTTTGGTAAAGGCTCTGGAATTCCAGCGCCTTTTGCCGGGATTGCAGTGCTGTTTTGCTTTGGAATGGAATTCCAGCGCCGTTTCAGGGTGGATAGGGTGGACAGGGGGGTCAAAAACCGTTCCCCAAACCCCTATAGGGAACATATACTTTTCCTACCCTATCAGTACT